GTACTCCTTACCACAAGACTCCCTGAACCTTGGTCCAGAAGGACTTGTTGGCGTTAACTTTATACCCGAAAAGGTAAAGTTCGTCAACGACGGACAGTACATATTCTCTGGGGACGATAAGATCGTCACCAAAGACACGCACCCGCTCACGGAATAGCTTAATAAGCTTTCCACGAGAAAGCGGTGTACTGAGCTCACGTTGAATTCCGAGGAAGACGATTGTCGTAAAGACAAGGGATTCCATCGGAAAACAGAGAGCTGAACCCATAGACGCGAACTTGGACAAACGGATAACTCCGTGTCCAGGTACGTCAGCCTTGCGTGACCTGCAGGAATCAACAGCCTGGAGCAAATCCGGGGTGTTTTCCAACATTGCACGTACATGCTGATAGGAGACTCTATCGGAAGCTTCGCTCAGATCGAGCGTAGCGAGATCGCCGCTGAGCGATCCCTTCATGGCTAGATGCTGATTAGGCACCTGGTCATCAAAACCGATAATGTGCGAGAGGAAACCATCCTCCTTAAGCACATCGAGAAAACTACGATACAGACCTTGCTGCACATATTGCATGGCAGTAGGCTCGATCGCAATTACTCTAGGAGACTTCAACGTTTTAGGTACGGTAATGACCCTAACGGGCATTTCCGCGCCAGGTTCGAGGAGGTTCAAATCACGTTCCAGATCAGCCGAAAAACGGCGATTTGGAATGAGATTGTCATGAGCAGGGAAAACCCGCTCAAGACGAGTGGTCCAGCTCCGCGAACAGAACTTAGCATTGCTGCTAAGCCTATCAGCGACAGCGCCCGGACCATGCTTTGGTGTAATACGAGACCAATGGACTTCTCGAGCCCATTTGTCAAATAGTTCACCAAAAAGCAAAACGGACATAGCCTTGAATTCCTCAAGAAATTGAGGATCAAGAATAGAATCCGTTCTCCGAATCTCCTTCTCACACTCAACAAATCCGGACATAGCACGCGCTTCACGAATAGGGCTTACAACCCTATTACTCTTGCCATTTCTAGCTTGAGTAGGGAGCGCAATCTTGCTAAAAAGCAACGTAAGTTGTCTAATAGCATGAATCGCTTCTACGTCTGGATTAGAGAGCAGAACACCACTACTAGCATCGAACACACGTCCAAGGAAACCTTGCATAAAAGCAGGGAGACCATTATGACTTGCCCTTCTAAAAGAAGAGCAGTCCGAAGGGACGACAAAACCTTGGTCGAGCCATTTTTCGATGGCTTTTCCAAAGTCTGCCAGGGTTATCGCAAGAAACGATAGCCCCTCGTGTTCGACGCGATCCGAGACAGTTTTTATGTCTCGGACGGCGCTAGTACAACATCGGACCGCGAGCTCGCTCGCGGTCGTGGACCAGAGTGACGTCAGGCTTTTCACTGTCCCTCCTCTCTAGAGAAGGTGTACAGATCCATAGCTCAGTCACACAAGAGATTACATCTGAG